TCCATCAAAGGCTTCTGTTTTTCTAAGGCGCACAGTATCACCTGTAGTCCTGTTGTGTTTGAACTCTGTTACTTTAATTACTGCATTGGCTCCAGAGGCTTCCGTCCTGAAAGGGTTTAAGGATAAAAGGGTTTGCGCCGGACCCACTGAAACAAAGACTCCTCCACCTCTTGCACCACTGGTTCCGGTTCCGGCAACAGCGGTAAAAGTATAAGTGTCTGCATCAACTTTTGTAATGCTATAAGCATCTGGGTCAACTAATGTTGCAATAGTGAAACCGTCAAAGGCTTCCGCTCCCCTAAAACGTACTTTGTCTCCGGTGCTCCGTCCATGGTCGCATTCAAAAACTTTAATCACAGCGCTTGCGCTAGTGGATAAAAAAGGGTTATTGGTCAAAAGAGCTTCCGCAACAGGTTCAGTGCGATCGGGTCTTGGGTTTCTTATAGCTTGAGCATCCGGTCCAACTCTGGGTGCTTCCAACTGGGGTTGTTTTGGACTCCATTGATCGGGTCCCACCAAGAAACCGTCCCACGTCTTTTTCATATCTTTCAAACGGTAACGAAAACCGGAAATATCACAGATTCCCCATGTTTTTTTGCCTGCCGCAAAGGCCATATTAATTAATTACCGTTCTGGCTGGAATAAAACGGGAGCTCACAGTATCAATATTTTCCGCGGCTGCCCTGCCCCACTCCTCTTCATATATTTCCTTGAGCATTCCTGTTCGATCCGGCGCCCTTTTAAGGGAAATATAATAAGACAGGCCCGCTGCCATTGCTGGTAAAAACTGAAAAGTAATATCCAAATTATTGGTATAGTCCCCTGCGTCCTCAATCCGGGTCAATGCATAATAACGAAAAACATCGGTTGAATCGTCCGGAGTCGGATAAAGATACAATTTAGGAGTTGCTGTCCTTTCCAAATAAAACTGGGTTGGACGTGCCTCTACTGCTTTGTTCGGAAGATAAAGGTAATCGCTTCGACTCATCCGGTTTAACTGGTAATCCGTATAGGTGCTTCCGGACGTACGCCGAACGACAGCGGACAAAACATTGATTAAATCTGTACCCAGATCATAGGAGGTGGTGCTTTCGGTTAATGCCTCTGTTCGTTCAACAATGACCCAAAGATTAAGACCACGGTTTGCCCATTCGGCAAACATTAAATTAAGGGAACGTCTGGCTGTTTCTAAATCGTAGCCTGTCCTTAATTCCAATCCACAACGCTCGAATGATTCTTCGATTAACTCAGCAACGTTCAGATCGAACGTAGTTGTTCCAGAAGTAGCCATTATTAAGGCCTACGATACTTTTTCTTATAGTTCGTAACTGTTCCATCCTTTTTATTTTTATATGGAACAGCCGCATCATAGTCTCCACGCGCAATAGTTTCTTCCCTCATGTATCGTTTTCTCTCTGTCATTCCGGGCATTCTTTACTCCTAATTATTAGGTGCTTCGTAATATTTTAAAAACTCACACCAAACAGTATATTCGTTTCCAGCGTCCGCCGTTGATGGAACTACTAAAAGAACGTCTCCTGTATAACCAGATGCTTCTGTATTAACCAAACCACCAATGGTGCTGAAATCAAACATATTATCGTAAGCTAAAGTCAGAAAAGTAACGTCAGTTGTTGCGTCCCAATCAAGAGATGCTGGCGCGTCCGTTCCTCCTCCAATGCTGTACCATATCTTGTTCAAAGCTACATGGGTACAGGTCTCTTTATTAGCGGACTGACTTAAAGCAGAGACATCTACTAAAGTAGTGCTACTGCCGCTTCCGTCTGAATAAACCGAACAATATGTGACCAGTTTCTTATCGTAGTCGTACTGAATAGTTGGTCCTGTGACTGTATCAGCCATAATTTACCCCCTATTAAGCGTCAGCAAATGGTGTTACTAAAGTTCCTGAACCTAATAACTGTGCTGCAACATGGTATTTAGCACTTGCAATTGCAGTAATTACTACAATGCTTCCTGCTAATCCGCCTTGAGTGGTACCGTTTTGAGTAAAGGTGTCATTAGATGCACCAGAGATAAAAGTTTTACCTCCTGCACTGTCATCAATACCTGTGTAAGCACCACCAACAAATTTGTCAGTGCCATCAGTTGTGATGTCCATATCTGTTGCTGCTGTTACAACAACAAAAGTAAATTGGGCACCCAGATTACATAATTGGCTTGGGTCTCCTTTGTCAGTAGGTTCTGTTACAACAATGCTGGGAAGTGTAAATACACCGTCCGCATCATTACATAACAATACTCTACCGGCATGAGAAGTCACCGTTATAGTTGTGTTTGCTGTTAAACTAACAACGGAACTGTAGCCCGCATTAATAAGACCAGCAAGAGACCTTATCGGTCCCGCAAAGGTTGTTTTTGCCATAATTTCCTCCGTTGGAAATAAGTCCTATCGTCTTGGCTTGTCTGCTAGGTCAGTCTATAGGACAAGTTTTACCTAGATGCTTCCATTCTATATCATTAAATTTAAAAAAGAAAGAGAGCCGAAGCTCTCTTTCCTTGTAATACTGAGTAAGAAAGTCTGCTTATATTATAAGCAGTGTATTACGTCTTCCATTTCCATTTAGCTTATGCTCCGGGACTGCCAAAGACAGTTCGAGGGTCAGACCACCCGAACGAATATCTTTCGCGAGCCTTGTAGCGTACGTTACCAGTATCAAAATCCGCTTCCATCGAAGTTTTGATTGCTGCACGGTTAAACATTTTAAAACCGTTAGGACAATCTGTCTTGATGAACCACGCATCTGTATCAGTAAGATAATGATTAACAGTATAGCCTTCGGGAATCATTCCCATATTTCTAATAGCGTTAATGTCATTATCTGCCGTTGCTACCCGCCCGGGAGTTTCCAATAAACGATCAGCGGTAAATTGAAGCTCTTTAGGAAGAATTAACTTCATTCCTTGCAAAGCAACTTTTAAACCGCGTTCGTCAGTGAATGCTGCAATATCGATCAATGCTTGTTCTAATGAAGTTTCATTCAGATCGGCTGCTGTTGAAAGCTCATTACGCAAATTAGCTCCACCCACAGTTGGATGGTCTGTTGCGCAAAGTTCTTTCGTGTCGCCGCCCGGATAACTACTATTAAAAGCATTATTCAATACCGCTGCACCTTTGACTTGCTTGGTGTTCGACATACTTCTGGCAAGCGCTCGAGTGTATCTTGCTGACAATTTGTCATAAAGATTATCCTCGATAGCTTCTTCCGTAATGCTGAAAGCCAAAGCAATCGTTTCGTGGGTATACCTTGATGTAAACGCTTCTTGCGCTTGATCAAAGGCTACTCCCGCTCCTTCTGATTTAACGGGGGCCGTGTCAAAACCGGTGAGCATGACCTCTTCTTCAAAAGCCCGGTCACTAGATTCAGTATCGAATATTTGTTCGTGTTCCTGATCATAGCGTCCGTACTCCAGTCCGAAAAGAGCATTTAAGCCTGGAAGCAACTCTTTTACAAGTTGCGCTCTACTTATAGCCATTATTTACTCCTAAGTTCCTGCTACAGCACCTCGCATATAATGCTCATTAATCAGAACGACTAAATTTGCATTATTTGCTGTGAGGTCTCCGTTAGAATCGTCTTGGACCACACCAACAATCTTAAGCTGTAAAGCTGCTGTCGTGTTGATGCTGCTAGAGTCAAGCTCTCTTGTTGCAACGCCCGTTGTCGTACTACCACCAATGCCGTCTGTATCAGCATTTCTGCCCATACAGGTTATAGCTGAAGCACCGTCTGCTTGTACTAGAAACAGTTGGTTAGGGTCGTCATAAATATATACTTCTATGTCGCCACTTCCGAGTGCTGTCGTGCTGGCTGGGTAATAGTTCTTAAAGGTGGGAGTTCCGTCAGAAGCAACATAGTAACAGTGTGAAAACACACCAACAATATTAGCAGAACTAACTGCCGCAGTTTCAATATAACCACCATTGAATATAACAATATCACCTTGATAGATGCTTGTGCCATATCCCGAGGGATTAATTAAATACTTATTTGCTTGCTGAACCGGCCATCCGGCACCTTTATATGGACGAAGCCCAAAGGCTTTATCTACATTGGCCATTTATTTCCTCCGAAATAAAGATGAACGATTACTATTCGGTACCTAAAAAACTTACTTTTCGTCAGCTTTTCTAGTACCACCCATTGTTACACGCGTTTGTCGGTTCGGTTTATGTACCGACATGGAAGGATGAGTGCCGTCCCTGAACAAATCATTGTCAACTGCGTCCATTTGACCTTCGGTCCGAATCTTAAAATGATCCTCGCGCTCTTTGACAGTTTCTTCAGGAATACGGGCTAATATCAGCCCTCCTACCCCAATGCAACCTGCGTGTTTGCCGTCTTCAACGACAGGGGACTCGAATTCCGGATATTCATCTGCTCTCACAGGCTCATATCCTTCGCGGATCTTCGCTGACATATTTTTAGTGTCAGGTTGTCCGCGGACTTCGTGCCGAATCCATCGATGATGATAGCCTTCAGGTGGCTCGGGTGCATCCAATGCGGATGGAGGAGCCCAAGGTTTACGCCGTGTTTCTTTTTCACGACCCTCGGTCTCGCGTGAAGCTCGAGTTGTGTTTTTTACGTTTTTCGTGGTTTTATCCATGTGTTACTCCTTCACGTATTTTGCGTACTCTTCTAGTGGCACACCAAGTTTATTAGCTATAGCGACCTGTGATGGTGTGAGTCTCACAGTCTTGCCGCGCCCTGTTTTCGAACTGCGTATAGCAGATGCGACCGTCTGAGCGGGACGAGTTTCCGGTTCAGAAGAAGCCCCATTAAACTTATGTGGGAATTCTTCTCTCATTCTTTTATCAACTTCATTGTAGTATTGATCAGAAGAAGGATCAAATCCTTCTTCTTCGGTCAGCTGACGATGGACCACAAAACTGGTCATGGTCATGGCTGTATCCTCACCAAACCATGAATTTTTTCTTGCCCATGCTTCCGCTTTAGGATCTGGTGGAGGAGGGGCTGCGCTTGGTTGATTAAAATCAGTTGTGTTTATTGTTTTATTGGCCAAACTTTGTCGAACTTTTCTTTGGTCATTGAGTTTCTTTAGGTTTTGTGCTTCAACTGCGAGACGCGCCAGTTTTTGCTGTGATTCAACCTGCTGGTCAACGTC